TGAGCAACTCCTGGATAATGTGGACCTCCCTCCAGCTAAGGATGGGTCCGCACATACTGTCAACTTGCTTATCTATGGTGAGACAGGGACAGGAAAATCTATGGGCGTCATTGGCCGAGTGGTCAAACAGATGCTTAAGTATCCCGGCTCTAACTGGCTTGCATTGCGGAGAACTCAAGAAGAAGTTAAGCAATCCACCTTTAAGGATACTATCAAATTCCTAGAGGAGTGGAATATCCCAATTAAGTCCAAGAAGGAATCTCCGCCTTTTGAAATCCAGCTTTTTAATGGATCAAAGTTCATTTTTACCTCTGATAACTCACTGGTGGGGGTTCACGAAGATAAAGCTTCTGGGCTAGGTTCTACTGCTTACTCCGGTGTAATTATGGAGGAAGCAGATTCAATGTCTGAGGCTCTTGCTGATACACTTATCTATCGTATGCGAGAGAGCCTTAAGCTTGGTGTAGGTAGTAAGGTTATCTTTTGGATATGTAATCCACCTGATACAGACCATTGGTTATGGGTGAGGTTCTTTGGCACAGAGGAACAGCCTGCTAACCCGGATGACCCCCGTTCTCGTTGGCGGGCTCTTAAGTTCGATAAGGGGGCAAACATCCAACACGTAGGCTCCGCCTACTTTGAAGACATTGCAGAGGACGCCAAGTTCAATCCAGCTCTAGCTGCCAGGCTTGGTGAAGGTAATCCAGGCCCCAGCGTTAAGGGTGACCCAGTCTTTGTCAAATACTTCTCTATGGCTCGACACGTAACCAGTGATGAGTTCAACTTCAATCCAGCTCTACCAATGTTACGCTCCTGGGATTTTGGCAGGGGTGGGAATGCTTGTGTCATCTTCCAGGACGATACAGAGAGAGGTCAGCTCAGAATCTTCCGCGAGCATTTCCAAAAGCTTGTAATGTTTGACTCCTTTTCTGATATGGTTATCCAGGATTGCTACAATCGTTGGCCTCTTGCTGGTTGGAAAGATTTCTGTGACCCTGCTGGTAGACAAAAGGATGCCAAATCCCCCGCAACGTATGTGGATATCTTAAAGTCTAAGGGGTGTAGACCGAATTTTAATATTAATATAGATATTGTGGTGGGTTTGAATATTATTGTTCAACTTCTTACACGATTCTATAAACAAAAGTCTTGCATCATCTTATCTTCCACAGGTTGTCCCAAGTTAGTAAAAGGATTCCAATATGGATACTGTAATAAGAAAGACCCTGTTAAGGTATTCGACCCCGTTAAGGATGGGATTTATGACCACCTTATGGACTCGCTCCGATATGGAATCGTCGGTGTTCGCAGACTCGGTCACGGTAAAAATGCGGCTATTGTGGACCCCACTCGTGGAGGCCAATGGACGGATGTTACAGATTCCCCCAGAATCGTTACTCCTGCCTATGCCCAGCATTACGTTAAGCCCGTTTACAGAATACCTGGAAATGCCAGAAGCGGAAACCAATTCTATAAGTCAGGGTTTGGAGATTAATTAAGATGCCAGAATTACCTGGAGTAGCTTGTAATAAGTGTGGTAAGTATACTGTTGAACTTTTAGTAAACGCAGGGGTAAATCTCGAGACTGGTGTATTAGAATCTACTAATATTCCTCCAACTTCTTTTAGATGGATTTGCCAGTGTAGTAATTGCTCAACTGTGTCTCCAAGTTATTTGGAACCTTGGTTGCCTATAGAGTGGTGGGGTATACACCCCCAAGGAGGGGAATTTTCAGCTATAGAAGAGGGTGACTCTTATATAAAAGAAATGGTTCCTCCTACTAAAGACGGTAACTGGATGTATCCCAAGTATTCTCACCTCAGAATAATTTGCGTGGCTAACGAGTAATGGCTGCTCCGTTTGCACAATGGGTCTCGGGACCTGCCACCTCTTTCCTCCAGTCATCCCCTATGTCTCGAGAGATTGGGTTAACCCCATTCGATGACTTTGACCCGGAGATGAAGGCGGCCTATGACAAGATAGAGGACCCCACCGGTCAGAAGATTGTCTTTACCATTCGAGCCCTCCGCCTCTATGAGCAGCAGCGTAAGATTCCAGTTCAAGACCAGATGGACCTTACTAACCAGCTCTATAATAACTTCTACCCTAAAGATACCGAGAAGATGTCCTGGCAGTCTAAATCTAGATTCCCAGGAATGTTTATTGCTGCGGAACGCATCTCTAGGCAAATGGTTAAGCTTATGGATGCTTCCCCAGACTGGCTCAAGATTGAAGCTACCAATCCTGATAACCAGGTTTACTATGACCTGGCAAAGGACCTGATTTTATACGACCTGAAACAGGCTAAGTTTAGAAAAGTTTTGGGCTTAGCATTTAAGGATATGCTTATCAATACATTTGGTAACCTTATGGTAACCTATAATGTAAAGAAGATTCCACAGATGCAGCAAGAGGATACCCTTGCCAGCGTCTCCTCGGATGATGTTCTGTCTGAGGCTACCGGATTCTTATCCAAGACCTCAGACGATGATGAAGATACTCCTTTTATTCCTAATCCAGACAAGTCTCATCTTTGTCTTGAATTGATAGACCCAAACTGGATGTATCTGGATTCTTCTGGCAGAAATAGATATAAGATATGGTGGTCTGAGTTAACAGTAGGTGAGTTACTCTATAGTGCGGAGGCTCGTGGTTATGATAAGGAAGCCTGTATCCGTTCTATTGGAAAACAATATATGGATTCCTACAACTCCGAGATGCGAAATGCATTTAATCGAGGAGTGCGACCTGCCCCACAAGATGAGAACTATTCCCACCTCAAAATTAGACTCTGCCATTTTGAGGGAACTCTGTATCATCCAGATACAGGAGAGCTTCTTTTCGAAGATAAATACTGTGTAGTTAGCAACGATGCAGAGTTAGTATTAGAGCCTATTCCTATTCCTTTTTGGGATAAGGAATCAGCTATTGTTTCTGCTCCATTTATCGATATTGCCCGTAATATATATGGGAAGTCTTTGCTTGGAGAGAACAACGATGCTTTTATGGTTCAGCATAATCTGATGAACCTGCTATTGGATTTCTTCCAGCTTTCTTTGGTTAATGGTTATCAGATGGACGTAGACTCCATCGATGAGGAAGACCAGATGCAGCGTAATGCCTCTATCTTCCCTGGTATGCTGGTGCGCTATCACGGTATGTCTAACCCCTCAGGCAAACCTGTGATTATGCCGATTATCAATACAGACCTCCCACCAGGCTTCTGGAACTTCTTGCAGATGTTCAAGACGGAGAATGATGAGAATACTGGCTTATCCCAGGAGATGCAGGGCTCTAGCGGTATTCGCCGCCGTCAGACTGCAGGGGAATCCCAGGCAAACCAGGCTGCTAGTAGCACTGTTATTGAGGGGGTCTTTAATGACCTTGAGGATAATTTCATTGCTCCTGCTATTCGCCTTTGCTGGCTACGCTCTCTCCAGTATAGGCCTGACGTAGAGTGGAGGTCTTTGGTCCTAACTCGGATGTATAAGCTTATCCCTACAGGTCCCAATGTTCCTCAACAGCAAAAGGATGATTATAAGGCTAAATTACTGGCTGCTGCTAAGTGGGATAATAAGACCCGCTTTAAAAAGCTGGGTGCTGATATGTCCTTCGATGTTAAGATATATGGGAGCCTATTAGACAGGCAAGGGGAGATAGAAAAGATCACTTATACTATGTCGGCTCTGGCAAAATTCCCACAGGCTTCCCAAGAGACCAACTTACGTGTTTTACTAAAGAAGCAGTTTGAGGCGTTCGGTTGGGATGCAGATGAGCTACTTAATGATAACCCAGCCCCCACAACAGGGGACCCAATTACGAACGTAGGTCAGTTGGACGGGACCTGGCCTGCCCCTCCTGACCTCTCTCAGGGGGCTCTGGGGGGTGCATCCTCGGCAATGAATGCTGCAACCGGGGGCCCCTTCCCAGGCGGACCTACATCCCCCGTTCCCGGTATGCCCACTCCACCCCCAGGACAGTAAGGAGGACTCTTGGACCCATATGATTGGCCTGAAGGGTCAGGCCGCTCTAAGGTAGAGCTTAAGGACCCTCGAGATGTATATGGAGCAAGCATTGAAGAGGTTAGAAAGAACGCAGGAGACCAACGACTGCCTCTGGACAAGATGGGTATCTCAACACCCTGGTGTAGGATTCCTTCTCACCGTCCCCCTGACCCTTTTGTTACTCCGGGCAATTACGAAATACGGTTTGACAATGACTAAGGAGGTGAAATAACAATGGCTGGTAACAACGAATACAATCAATTCGCCCCACAGAAGTCCCCCGCAGGTGACCAGGCTACTAACTTTATGCACGTTCAGTATCCTGATAGCGTTCCTGATGAGATGCCAATGGCCGACCTCAATACCAAGATGAGCAAGGACGGTTGGGATATCTGGACTCAATGCAAGACCCCAATGTAAACCAACACCTATCTTTTCCCTGGTATCGTCAGGTCCTGGAGGGGGAGAGGATAAAGGTTACCAACGAGCTGGCTGGATTAGACCCCAACTCAACTCCTCGACTTATCCACCTCCAGGGCCAACTCAAGGCACTTCTAGATATAGAAAAACTATTTAAGAAGAAACTTGAGGAACAAATGGGAATACGGGTATAAGCAAGATTATGGGATACCCTACTGATAAGGGACCTCCTAATCCAGAAGCTTACAATAAACTTCAACAAGTATGCAGTAAGCTTCGGAACCAACTCAAAGAAGAACAAGACCGTAACCATAAACAATACCAAGACAATAAAACAATGCGTAACCTATTACGTTACGAATTAGAAAAGGAACTCTTACGTAAGATGGCTGCACCTGCAACCCCTACGAACCCTTGGGAACTGCCTAACTGGGCTTCCACCTTTTCCTCTCCTGCAACCGCCCCTCCTGAGACCCCTTCGGCACCTCCGCAGTTCTCTCAGGCTGAGTTCTTCTCTAAGTTGAAGGGCCTTATTAAGGAGACGGTTGGGGAGGAGCTGGTTGGCCGAGCTATTGAGATGACCAATGTAGAACAGAAACGGGCTCATGAGGTTCGGGAAGTCGAGCACTACCTCAAGGAGAAGCATCCAGATATTGCTAATAACCCCGGCATCTTCCAGGAGATATGGAAGGAGTCTATGAACCTGGCTCCTACTCTTTCTCCTAAGACTCGAGCCGAGAGACTCCTCTCCCAGGGGGGCTTGGTCGAGAAGGCGTATAGCCTGGCATCCAACCCCTACGCAGGGGCTGCTGGCTTTGGGGCCCCCAACGGAGGCTTCCCTTCCAGCGTTCCTAGTCAGGGCTCTTCGACGAATAACTTGAGGCCCGAATATCAACCGTATGTAGACCTCAGACGGGCTCAGGAGTTCTCTGAGGGCAATTACAGAGAGAAAAAAGAAGCTTACGAAGCTAAACAGATGAACTTCCGGGAGAACCCGGCTCTCTTTTAGTTAGACCGCCTTTATATCTAGGCGCACAAACGGAAACGTCTGTATCTGGGACGGGCTGGGTTACCAGACCCCGGAGATGAGTTTCAAAAAACACCCTAAGAAACCTATCTTCGGAGGAAATATCCAATGCCTATGGATTTGGCTGGTTTAGCTAACTGGATTACCTTTAAGCTGAGCCGAGATGTTCGTGTTGTAGCTCAACCCCTCAAGAGGTTCTCTGGCTTTGTTAAGCCCGAGCCCAACTTTGGTCCCAATATGTCTTTGACATACCAATACACTCTTATAGGTAACCTTCTTAGTGACGGTGCCTATATTGGTGAGTATGGCGACGTTCCCAAGACTGAGTTCCCTATTTTCAAGGGTTCGTTGACTGCTGCTGAGCTTACTCAGTCTGTAGATACGACCTGGCAGGCGAGCACTGTCGTAGAGCTGAACACTCTGCAGGCTATGGTCGTTGGTTTGATGAACTCCGCTTCCAGGCTTCTCGATAAGGTAGCTGCTGCGGCATTCCAATCAGCCGACGTTATCTATACCCCCACTGGAACGGAAAGCTCCAAAACAGGCACCTTTGCTATTGGAACCACCACCCCAGGCGCAACTGCTACTCGTGGTCTCAAATGCTATGACCTCAAGAACATTGTTGACCAAATGAAGAACCCCTGGAATGTTCCGGGCTTCGGTGGTGGTGATATGTATGTGGGAATCGCTTCGGTTCTCGCCAATAGAACCCTCAAGGATGACTCGGAGTTCATTGAGTTGAAGCGGTATGCCGACCCCAAGCAAGCCCTTAAGGGTGAGATGGGTGGATATTACCAGGTTCGAACTCTGGTTGAGACCAATGCTCTGAATAACAATATGTCCGGCGGTCTCGGTGAGATGATTATCTTCGGAGATGACCCTTGCATCGAGATTGAGATTGAGCCTTTGCAGATTCAATCTTCCTATGACCCAAATTATGGACGCTTCAAGGGTCTGCGATATATGTGGTTCGGCGGAATCGAGAAGACTTGGCAGTATACCTACGGCGCCCAGGTTCGTATCGTTCGAATCGCATCCAACTAATACAGAGAAAAGGAGGATTGAAAAATGCTTAATTATATTACACCCTTTTCGCTTCCTACCCAGCCTAATCTTGGTAGGACGGGAGGACATACTACACTACAGCGGACTGATTTTGGGGTAGCTACCACTGGAGTATCCCTCACCCAGGCTGCAGGAACTGTTTTGGGAACCTACTTTGTTTCCCACGATATTTTGGAGCTTGCAGAGTTTGGGGTGGAGGTGATTGCAGATGCTACAGCTATTACGACTAATCCCGTAATTGGCTTGTATGTCATCCCACAAACGGTTCCTGCAGCTCCTCTGGCTCCCGTAACAGGAAGCCCTGCAGTGGCTACTGCAGTTCTTGTAAACGTTCTAGGGGTAGTAAATCCTACAAATGCTGCTGGTTGCGTGAACCCCAGTCAGTTTGCAGTCATTCCCTGCCTTCAGTATTGCAACCAGTTTCAGACTCTGGATGCAAACTATGGCGCAACACCTCCTGTGGGATTTGCACTTCCGCCTGCTAGTTACTATCCTCGGGTAACTCGTGGTTCTATATTACAGCTTAAGATGATTACGCAAGGTGTTGTTAGCTCAGGAGCTATTACGGTTTGTCCCTATACTCTGTTCCGAACCTTCCCCATTGAAATCTAAGGAGTAGTGAAATGGAATTCACTAAAGAAAGCACATATCCACCCATCACTAATCCAGTTATTTTCTCTATTAATAATCCCTACGTTCTTAATGTAGGGCAAAATAAACAGAAGATTGCTATCCAGAGTGGTCGTCTGTTCGCAGGTGACTCTCACGGGATGCCTGCGATGCAGGTTAATATCAATGAAGTCTCTCGCCTTGCCCGTAAGTATGCGATTGACAATAACTGTCATACCGCACTCGTCAAATCCCAGGCAATGCTGGACTTGCAAAAGCAACGGGAAGCTCTGGAGGCGGAATACAAGCTCAAGGAAGCCCAGTATACTGCCGAGCTTGAGCTTCGCTTGCGCGAGCAAGAGGAGGAGATGGAAAGAGAGAAGGACGAGGAATTCAATTTGAAGACCCCTTTGCCCGCTTTCAAGCCCATCCCGGTGCCTGCCCCCATCTCGGCTCTTGGGGAGCCTTCTGAGGCCCCTCACGACGAGCTGGAGGACATCCTTCAAGAGTATGAGTCGGAGGTTCCGTTCGCGGAGCCTAAGGCCCCTCGTAGCAAACCCCCGGCGAAGGTCAGCAAGTAAGAGATGGCTACTTCGCTCGCCCTTTTCCAGCCCCAGTCGGTTGAGACGCTCATCACCAAGTTGAGCACGAAATTCCCTCGTTGGGCACCAACGATTGCCGGGCTGGTTACGGATGAGATTGAAGCCTGGATAGCGGAGCTGTGCCAGTTTAGACCTATATGGTTCTTGGACTATTGGCCCAGACAACCGCTATCCTTTCCTCTTACCCTCCCCTTAGCCACTATATCTACAGCTCCTTACTGGGTTCAGACATCTTATCTTCAGATTGTTCAGGGTATAAGCAAGTATCAGATTTATGCTCCATTACAGGATGATTCCGAAACAAACCCCGCGTTCTGGACTCCGGTAAGGGTTTCAAATATCTATAATGTAGCTTATCAAAGGCCTTTAGGAGACTATTGTGCCTCTCTCCGACAGACTACGGATATGTCCCGGGTTCGACAGAATATGATAGTTCAGTCAATGCCAACCAACTATCAACTTCACTGCTACGAGAATGACAGTTGGATTGAATTCTTCCCCGTTCCAGACAGAACTTATATGATGCAGGTTAGCTTTGCTCTAGAAGCCTGTATGAATTACCAGTTCCAGACGGGCACTAATATGGGAAGCCCTGTCTA